GTGACATAGTGACATAAGATTATCAATCACTAATCGCAATTGTGGGTGGCTTGATATTGGCTTGATATGATGAACCATAACAGCAGGCTTGACAACCCCATTAGATTCACATCGTTGACACAATGGGTTTGATTTCAACTTCATGGCCCGCACCTTGAACCACTGCTTATCATACCCCCGCTCTATGCGCCCAACACGCTTATCATTATGCCAACTCATCGGTAGTTATCCCTCACCCATTGATGCCGGTCCATTACGCCGACCGACCACGGATCAAGGTGCCCGTGAAACATGATGATGCACGCATTATCCGGTAATGGTTTCCGTGTGTTATTTTGGATGTGATTCCGATATGAATATATCCCATGCTCAACTCCCCACTTAGGATCCTGCCCATCCAATACGTATGATATCCATGCCTGATCCGTGCCTATAATCTTGCGTTGCTTGGTTGTTATGGGTGATTTGATAGGGTCGAATGTATCCCATACCTGGGTGCGTGTGCCTGCCCTGAGCAGCCATAGACCGCCATTGTAATGGGTTCCTTTTGCGGTATCACCCCAACACACGAAGTCATCATCACGGTCAACCAAATGTGTAATATCTTTTAAGATAACACAGTCCAAATCAATACTCAATATCCTGTCGCCAATTAATTCTTTAGCCTCTGAGCTAAACGCCTTCAGCCGGCGATAACATGATGGATTCTTATTTGAGTTTGGATTCGGAATGGTTGCGTAATCATCCCATAAGGGAATTATTCGAATGCCTGAATTAATACCGGCTGGATCGTCGGTGATGCACGAGAACCTGAACGGAATATGTAAATGACGCGTGACCATGTTGTGAAGGATGTTGACATTTTCAGCCTTAAACTGACTTCGATAGCCCGCCGGTGATTTCCATTTCCAACAGATTACATCAAACATTTATTTACACATTCGCCTTTTTCATTAATCATTATTTTTTTTAGATTACAATAACCAGAATCCTTGAGATAATGAATACAAGAATCACAATCGCAAATGACGGTTACAATCTTTTTTAATTCATCGGTATCTATTCTAATTTTTATTTCAGATAAAGATGCCATTATATCACCCTTTCCCAGTCAAAATTTAACGGTGGAATCGGAGGCGGATTAAGTTTTTTCCTGATCTTTAAAGCAATATTATTTGGAATATAATACTCTGAGCCCTTTCGCCCGTATGCTGTGGTGGACGCATCCGGAATCACTTCCCGCCCGTAAAGAATGAGATAAAAATCATCTAACTCACACCGCCCGCCGCCCTTGGCTGCGAGTTGATTCCGAAATGTTGCATCAGTTCCGTAATATCCGGCATACGCCTCATCGTATCCGCCCACCTTCCAGTATAATTCACGATTCATAACATAACTATTCGGATGCCGATGATACGGTAATCCATCAAAAGCTCTAATTCTGGATGGAATATAATAAACACCTGATTTTAATTCCATATTTAACAATTTATCAACCATGTTTATGGGTAATAAATGATCCATATCGGTAAGCAAGCACCATCCGCTTGCATGAGTCATTGCCAGATTTCGGGCGCCGTTTTGATTCCAGGGAATATCTTGTTTGATTCGGAACAGCTCAACCGAAAAACCAACGGGCTTGATATGCTTTATAGCTGGGTCTTTCGGTGATCCATCATCGACTATAATCGCCTTCAGGTTGGGTTTGCAATCATCAGGATAGGCCGCCCATTCCAGCATGTGCCGGTCCAGCATCAGCCCGTTTTCATAATATGCGTAAACCAGAGTTATGTTATTTTTTAACTCGCTCATCCCTATAATCCTTGCTTGTTTTTTCAGTATCAATCCATGACCCTATTTCCCGGTCCCGCTGATGGTAAATATAGAGCCCATCTATGCGATATATTTTATATCCTGCCTGTGTTAGTCGCTTTGAAAAATCCCAATCCTCCTTGAAAAACCCAACCCCGGGGAAACCACCAGCTTGTGCCCATGCCGACTTGTTAATCAGCATAAAAAAACCTGAACATTTATCAATTTGTGTGACGCCGTGTAGGTGTTTATCAAAAATAAGCCGTGAAAAATCAATATGATCGCTCAGGTTGTTGCCCTTGGGTGCCTCATCATTCCGCTGCATAGTCCGACCCAGGTTGTTTGTCCAGCAAGAGAACATCCCCGCTTTCGGCTTCGAATCAATCGCTTTCTGACATAATAAATACCAGTGAGGATTACAGAGGAAAACGTCGTGATCCAAAAACAGCACCCAATCGTGAACCGTTTCTTTCATAATTCGGTTGCAGTCTACGCCGAGCTTCCCGCCGGACTCAAATGGGATACGAACATCTATTTTCTGCATATCAGCACGCAGTCCCCATACTTGGATTTGTCATCAATATGGCATTCCAAAACATCTAATCCCGTCCACCTTGCCAGCGCCCGGAACCCATCAGGCAGGAAGCGCCAACAGTCCACCGGATACCGATGTATCTTTTGATTTGACGGCGCAATAATACAGCATAGGCCACCGGGTTTTAAAATTATATAAATGCTTTCAATAGCCATCCAGGGAAACTCTATATGCTCAAATGTTTGGCCGGATATGGCCACATCAACAGATTCGGGCGTTATTTCCCGCCATGTGTAGTGGTGCTTCAAAACAACATCAACATTCGGTCCCGAAACAATATCATATCCGGTATATAACCAGTTTTGGTTTGCGAATAATCGCCGATATGATCCGCCTTTTACTTCCCGGCTTCCAATGTCTGCGATTTTTAATGATTTATTTTTATTCAGATATTTGTCAATAAACCGTCGCATGTTTTCCATTGATGATTCGTGCATGTTTTTACCCCTTATTGTTTCTTTAACTGGCTGATAATTCGGCTTGTCCCGCTTTCAATAGCCCCGCAAATAAACGTGCCAGCAAGCAGCACAGCGGCCGACCTAAAGTCGACGGCAGAAACGAAAATTGTGATTAATAATAACATAATTGTAACCATTTCACCACCTCAGACTTTTTTTTGGTTTAAAGTTTTCAATCGGCCAGCGGTATATTTTCACTTCGCCCAGGCGGACCCATACGAGTAGACATATGGCGCCGGCTGCCATTTTTGCGTTCAACGATTGAACCTGGTGATCTTCAAGCACCGAATATGGCAATGTTTTTGTGTCTTTGGATTTTACTTCGATCAGGACAAATCGCCCCGTGCTTGGCTCAATGGCCGTCATGTCTCCGGCTATCTTTTTTTTAGGAATGGCGTCAATCACCTTTTGACGCTTTTTAATCGGGTCATAGCCCCATCGGATAATCCAATCGCGGTTGATGGACTCGACACACAGCAGGCCCATATCTTCAAGCGCTCGTTTGGCGATATCTTCGGTTTTATTGCCTTTTTTTGCGTTCGCCCTGGACCGATCCGACCGGCGGACGCGCTCAAGTTCTGACTGCCAGGTTAATTTTTCAGGCATTTGGTTTTTCCTGGTGCCCGCAACTCAGGCAAATCAGTTTAGGCCGTTTCCCGTTGCGCCGGTATATTATTTTTACCATCTGGTAGCCGCATTGTGGGCAAAATTCAATTTTCATATACTGACCCATACTTAGGTATTGTTGTTTTTTATTAACGTGAATTTTAGCCAAAAAACGCCCGCTATCTACCCTTGCCAAGCAAATTCTTAACCGTTCCCGGAGATACATTTGGATTTTTCCCAAACCTAAATGGACGGACCGGACAATTTGGTGTCCCACACCGCTCAACCAGATCACGGACGCCGCCCATACACTCAAGACAATGCTTCCGAATTGTCCTTACAGAAGCGCGGACTTTCCCAAGACGATGTTTGTAAAACCAACAAACATTATTTTGATCGCCTTGACCATACATTTCATCCCCGCCACATCGACGGATTTCTTTAACATTTTCGTTACCCACACATTCACGACAAAAAAGTCTAATTGCTTCACCTGGTGACATGTTTTTGTCCTCCCTTAAAATGGCAATTCGTGTTCTTCCGGCATACTGTCCGCCGTAAACTGAGATTGTGACACCGGAGGCTCCGGCTTGCTCAAATACCCCGGCTTGATATACTCGATTATGTCACATAAAACCTGGCAAGCCGTTTCCGCGTCTCCCAGAGTCACCCTCACCGGCGTTTTCTTCTCGTTCAAATCGTTCTTGAAGAACTCCCGGCACCAAGACTTGTAAATTTTCTCTTGATATTCCCGTGCTTTAATCAGCGAATACTTGCCGTTATACTCCTCAACTTCTACGCCATCGCCTTTTTCTGTGATTTGAAAAAACATTATTCCACCTCCGATATTGGCGCGTCCGCCGCGTATTTTTTTATAGCCGCAATCCCTTTCAGCGCCATGGCCCTGGATTTATACGTTTCGGATTGCAGGACGATCTTGCCGTTGGGTGCCTTCAAGCGAAAGAACCAATACAAAACCGCGTAATCCCCGTCAAAATCATAAGCGCCTTTTGATAACACCTCGAACTTTGCCTGTCGTTTAGTCGCCATTTCCTTGCTCCTTTCGTTTTTTTGTTATGATTTCCGCCGCTTCCGCCGCCGTCAGCCCCTTCTTCCCGTAAAACTCGCAGTCGTAACTCAGGCATCGCCGCGGCCCGTGCTCCGTCGCGCACCACCGGCCGTCATCGGATATTTTAGCCCCTTCCGGGTGATTGCAGGATTCTGTTTTCATTCTTTCACCAGCCCCAATCGCTTTAATTCGTTGTAATTTTTACAGTTGTCTCGCCACCCATCCATACCGCATTTTAAGCACCCTTCCAACGTCGGGACGGCTAAACAGACATAATCATGCGCGATCTCGGTATAATGCACCTGATCGCGATCCCATAAACCTCTGCGTTCATCTTCGGTTCTGAACATTTTATTACTACCTTTATTATGTATTTTTATTTTTGTTACCAAAAGTCTTTCTGTTTTTTTGGTTTTTTTGGTAACTTTGGTAACATTTGGTATTTTTACCACTTTTTTGTTTTTTCGTGTTTTTCATGTATTTTTATTTTTGTTACCAAAAGTCTTTCTGTTTTTTGGTTTTTTTGGTAACTTTGGTAACATTTCTAGCTTTTTTCAGCTTGTTTCACTTCTGGTAACACAGGTTGAAAATTTTGGTAACAGCGCTAACCTACCGGAACTATAATAAGAAAGCTGTTTTTGTTACCAAGTTACCAAAAAAACCCTATTTCCAAACTTTATATAGAATTATAATTACAACCAACACTACATATATGTATTCATCTCTCATGTATATATGCTCATATTTTGGTAACTTTGGTAACATTCTGGTAACAGTTTAATTTATTAGAAAAAAAAGCGTTACCAAAAATGTTACCAAAAAAAAAATGTTACCAAATTTGGTAACATTATGTGTTTTTATACAAAAAGAGGAGGTCGTGTAAAGCCTTTTTGAATTCCGAAACGGCTCCCAAACCGTTGATTTTTTGTACGATTCCATTTTAAATCGTGTTTTAATATTCGGCTTATTCTGAAACTGTCTGTTCTTTTTAACTCGATGCTTGGTTTTTTGAAGCAGTCTTCCCAAACTTCGACAACGCACACTCTTTGTTTTTTTTCGGTTGGCCCCGATACCTGGCCGTCGCTGTCCACCTGGGAAAGCTCCCCAACACCTACTGTTCCTGAATACCGACTAAGCAGTGCGTCCTCTTCCAGCCATTCCGCAATAATACCCACCCAGTCATCCGCATGAGTCCGGTCAAGTTGTGCTTCTTTTACGATTTCCAAAGCGGGACCATCTATAAACAGATTTACCGCCCCTAACATATAAATTTGAAATGCTTCCGCCCATATCAAAGACAATTCTTCTTTTAATTTTACGGTATCAATCAGTGTTGTATTACAGGCAATAGGCCAAAAACGACGGGCACCGGAAAAATCGTCCAAATACTCAGATTTGTTCGTTGAGCCAACAAAAACACACTGTCGTGGCTGGTCCTCAACCCGGCGATCATAGGCTTTCCTGTATCTGTCTTTATTCTGGCTGAGAAACACTTTGATTTTTTCGATATCTGCTTTTCGCATGGCTTCCAGCTCGGCCACCTCAGCAAACCACACCCCCTGTATGATTTCAGCCGCGATCTTCTGGTCGAAGGTTTTCAACTCAGAAAACCAGCCGTTACTCAACACCTGCCAAAAAGTTGATTTTCTTATACCCTGCGTGCCTTCCAGTATAGGCATGAAATCAAACTTGCTTCCTGGTTCCATTACACGAGTAATTGCGCCGACCAGTGTATTTATACTGACTTTTCTAGTGTACTCGTTGTCCTCCGCTCCCAGGCACTCAATAAATAACATCTCCACGCGGGGTTTTCCGTCCCATTCGAGACTTTTTAACCAGTTCACTACTGGGTGAAACCGCTTTTCAGCCGCGATATGACTAATAGCGGAGTGAACCATCTCAGGTGTGGGGGTCAGTTTATATTGTTTTTCCAGATAATTCCGAACCCATATATCCGAGAAGTCCGTCCACTGCTCACCCTCTCTTTTATAGAAACCAGGGAGGTGTGCGGTGTGCGTCAGGTTTCCTGAAAACATATCAAGGGCCACACACCCGCGTAATATTGTGTCATGTTTAAGTATTTCAATCACATTCCCCAGTGTGTTTTTTATTTCCCCCTCTTTCCCAAGAGTGAATTTAGGGGGCGCTTTTTTTTCTTTTTCTGATGGTGCCCCCTCGTCGGTGTCTGCCGCTCTTTCAGCCCCTTCAGTATGCCCCGCTTTAAAATCTTCACTGGCGGCAAGCAGCCGAGTCAGCCCCATATCTTCTATTGTTGCAATATCACTGGAAGCAAGGGCAAGCATGGCCTTATAGCTGGGTTTTTTATCAATTTCCGTGTCGATGTGACACTTGGCGTCCATGTGCCCATATAGATGTATCCGAACCAAGTCAAAAGAGTTGAGCAGCATACCGCTGCATGGGTCGGTTTCGTGGTGTGAATACAGCCATTTTTCTTCGTACACGACTGCGCCGTTGGTTGAGGTGCCTTTTGAGTAAGTCCACCGATCCCCTCTTCCCCCCTCCCCTTGCGTATAGACTCCGGGCAACCACTTATTTATGGCCTCTGAAATGCCCCAGACCCGGCAAAACGCCCCGATCCAGTTTTTCTTGAGCTTTGGGTCGCCTACTTTATCCGCCCTCTTTAAAAGCGCTTTAGCTTCGTTGTCGACTACCGGCCATTGGGACACGTCTTTCCAGTTTAAAAATTTAGCCTTTATGCGTTCAGGGGATAGAAACACCCCATTTCCCTCTTCAAAAACGTAATAAGACGCGCCATCAACCGATACCGAGGGGAAGTACATAAGACGCAGCCATTGCAAACACGTCATATCCAACCAATCCAACCCAAGTTTTTGAGCTGCGACTCTTACCACTAACCCATACTCTAAAGGCTCAACACTTCTGTCTATCGGTATCAGCACCCTGATTCTGGGCCGTTCCGCTGTGTGGCTGTGGGTGGTATACGCGGCCCACTCAACACCTGCTAAACGGGTCTTGATCTCTTCCCTCCAGTTTACGGGGGCGTGGTCGGCATCCAGAGTGAGAATGTCACGAAATAACAAGTGCTGTTTTTTACGAAGGGGTTTGTCGAACCCGCCACCAACAAAGTATTTTCCGTCTTTAATGCTGTCCCGTTGCGATGGGGAGGCCGATTGGTATTCAGCTGAGGTTTCGTTGGTGACAGCGGGAGCGTGCAACTGTAACTTGAATTCGTTCCATGTTAGGGAGGTGTTTTTGATTTTCACGTCTTTCCGGTTCCGGCCTACGCCGAAAACAAGTTTTCGATGAGGGCCGGTGGAGGGTGGGGGCAAAGAGCGTATGTTGGTTTCTGTCATGGCGCGTGCCTTTTTTTAAGGTGGTGAGTTATTTGGAAAAATAAGGGTTATAATATTCATTTGGGAATAACCAGGCATTAACTGGGACGCCGGTAAGTTTTTCAAGTTTTAACGCCATCTCCGGGGAAGGCCGGCGGGAGCGATTGAGCCACCGGAAGGAGGTGCTTGGGTCGCACTTCAATATTTTTGATATCTCTTTATACGTCAACTTAATCATTTCGCTACTCCTTTAACAACATAATAAAGTATTTTTCCAAACTGTCAATAAAAAAAACAAAACATAAAAAAAATATTGACAACATGGAAATAAAGGCGTAGCTTGAGTTCAAACATAAAAGATAAACAGTTGAAAAGGATAAAACGTGTCCTCACCTAAGTATATAATCGGAGTTCAGGAGTTCAAAAGCAAATCAGCTCTTCTCAATAAAATCAAAGGTATTCTGTATTCTTATAAAACAGGAGACCCGCTTAACCTTTTTGACTTTGATTTTATGTGCGAAGTTTTGAAAAGGCATCCCTCCTATGTTATCAAAAAAGGTGCTGGTATACGGGCTATTGAAGTTCGGATGAATCAGACCTATAAAAAACACCCTAATTTCTGGATACTCAGAACAGACGACTCTGTGACAGATTTTTCTTTTTATGAGTGTGTTTCTCCGAGTTCCGCTCATAGAAAATTCAGAGACGCTTGTCGTGCCGCTGTCAAAGACGATATCATCCAGTTTAAGCATACTAATTTAAACCCGGATTCATTATGCCCTTTTACAAACGAAAAACTTACTTTGGAAAACACTCACGTTGACCACCAACCGCCAAAAACATTTGAGAGTATCGTATTGTCTTTTATTGCGCAGTTCAACATAAATATTGAAACAGTGTGTCTGGTCGGCAGCACTGATGGCGTGATAGGTGATAGCTTTGAAGATTCTAAAGGTGTTGCAAAACAATTCCGCGAGTTTCATAAAGAAAACGCTACTTTGCGTTTAGTATCAATAAAAGCCAACCTAAGTAATATAAAAAAGGAGAAAAGAAAAATGCCTACCAAGAAAGAAAACCCAATTACAGAACCAGAGACAGACGCGGAAAAAATTGCCTACGCAATTTTACAAATGGGCGATCACCTCTGCAAATCCATTAACGCACTAACCTCTATGCTGGACTTTTTCAGAAAAGACCAGAAACCCGCTGAAACCCTTCAAACCACCACCGTTTCTGCCCCTGCCTTTACCGCGGTAACTCTTGACGATCTTAGAACCTTATTCGCAGCCAAAGCCCAGGCCGGTAAGAAAACGGACTTGATTAAAATACTGTCCGGCTATAACGCCGCGAAGCTGCCGGAAGTGCCAGAAGCCAAATACGCTGAGTTAAAGGCGAAAGTGGAGGCGTTATGAGCATTGATAACGGGCACGCTAAACTCTCACCTTCGGCCGCTGACCGATGGATGCGGTGTCCTGGGTCCGTTGCGTTGACCGCCGACATGCCGGATACCGTGTCTGAGTATGCGGAAGAAGGCCGGAAAGCGCACGAGCTGGCGGCTATCTGCCTGCAAACCCAACTTGATGCAACTGACGCTGAAGGCAACTACCCACTTGATATGCGGGAGCATGTGCAGACATATCTCGACCTGGTAAGAGCGGAAGCCAAAGCCGCCGGCGGAGTCCTGTACGTTGAGGAGAAGCTGGAGTTTGATGAGTGGGCGCCAGACGGGTTTGGCACGGCGGACGCCTTAATAGTCAGTCCAGAAGAGTTTCACATCATCGATCTTAAATTCGGCCAGGGCGTGAAAGTCCATGCCGATACGTCTCAGCTTAAAATCTACGCATTGGGAGCGTATCAACGTCACGAGCTTGGGCATGATTTTAACCGGGTTACAATGACTATCTGCCAGCCGCGATTGGACCACATCGACAGTAATCGTATGGCGGTTGAAGAGCTGTTGAGTTTTGGGGCGGACGTTAAATCAGCAGCAAAGCAGGCCACTCAACCGGGGGCTGCTTTGGTTCCAGGTGAAAAGCAATGCCGATGGTGCCGTGCTAAAACAGTATGCCGGGCAAGAGCGGAAGCTAACTTGCAGACCGCTATGAACGAGTTCGCCGAGCCGCTTCCCGTTCCAACCATCTTATCATTAGAAGAGATCGCCGGGCTACTGCCTAAACTGGCTGAAATTGAAAGATGGGCTGGGGAGCTCCAAGTCTATGCCCTGGAGCAAGCGTTGAACGGCCAAATCATACCCGGCTATAAGCTGGTTGAAGGCCGCAGCATGAGGAAATGGACGGCGGATGCGGCTGGGACGTTATTGAAGCACCCAAAATCAAAAGAACTGTTTGAATACAAGCTGGTTGGGATCGGAGCGGCGGAGAAAGTTCTGGGGAAGAAAGACGAGGTGTTCAAGACGTTGACTGAGAAGCCGTCGGGCAAACCGGCGCTCGTGCCGCAAAACGACAAACGAAAAGCGTTTACTGGCGGTAAGACCTCGGCGCAGGAGGATTTTAGTGACTGACACCTGGAATTTTAAAAGGAGTTTTTATGAAAAGATGTAGTAAATGCGGGATAGAAAAAGATGAGCTGGGGTTTCATAAAAGAAAAAAAAGCAAAGATGGGTACGACGGTTGGTGTAAGGCGTGTAAAGCTAAGATAGGCCATGAGTACCATTTAAGACCAGAAGTTAAAGAACGAAAGAAAATAAAAGACCGGAAGATTAGAGAGTTGCCGGAAAATAAGATTAAAGCGGCAGAATACCAAAAACACTGGAGAGCCACCTATAAAGGCGCTTTAAGCCGAAAAAACGGACAGAGGAAATTTTATTTATTACATAAAGCAGAAGAAAAAGAACGAATAAAAAAGTGGAGACAGACAGAAAACGGAAGAAAATCAAACATTAAGGCCGCCCAAAAACAAAATAAACGACATCCTGAAGGAACTGTCGCAAGAAATAGGATAAACAACGCTATCAGTAGAAACAAACTTAAACGACAACTTTGTTGCGTCTGTGGCAGCCCTAAAGCACATGGCCACCACCCATCTTATGACAAACCATTAAACGTAATATGGTTGTGCGCTTTGCACCATAAACAAATCCATCAGAATAAAGATGTAATGGTGTTCCCTAAATTTATGTTTGAACAAATAAAAGGAGGTCAAAAAACAGAAACAGAAAAAATGGTCAGCACAGTCTAAAACTAAAAACAATAAAAACTAAAGTTAAAGGAGAAGAGCAACATGGTAAATAATAAACGACTTATAACGGGTCGAGTAAGAGGAAGTTACGTCAACATTTTCAGGCCGAGGCTCAACGACCTGTCAGGGGAAGAGGAGTATAGTATGAGCCTCTTAATCCCGAAAACCGACAAAAAAACGGTGGACCGGATACAGGAGATAGTCGAGGACGTAATAAAAGAAAAGTGGGGGGCCAAGCGCCCGGCAAAACTGAGAACCCCCCTGCGGGATGGTGACGCCGAGCGGCCGGAGGACGAAGCCTATAAAGGGGTGTTTTTTATGAACGTCAAATCGAAACAGCCCCCCGGTATTATCGATAAAGACCGGCAACCTGTATTGGACTCCTCGGAGTTCCTCTCCGGAGACTACTGCCGGTGCAGTTTGAACGCTTACCCATACGACCAGAAAGGGAATAGCGGAGTGAGTTTTGGGCTAAACAATGTTCAGATTATAGCCAAAGGCACGCCGTTAAGTGGTCGAGCAAGAGCAGAAGACGACTTTAGCGCCTGGACAGATGAAGATTGGGGATAGCCTTGAAAACACTGCTGATTGACGTTGAAACGTATTCCAGTGTGGACCTGAAGAAGTCCGGGGTTTACCGCTACACGGAAGCCCCGGACTTCCATATTTTGCTTTTCGGCTACTCCATTGACAGGTTTCCCGGTAAGGTGGTGGACATGAAGCACGGCGCCGCCCTGCCGGAGAACGTGTTCATGGCGTTGATTGATCCGTTGGTTATTAAAATAGCTCATAACGCTGAGTTTGAAAGAGCTTGCTTAAACGCGCATTTTCGGCGGTCTATGCCTCCGGAGCAATGGCGATGCACAGCGGCCTGGGCTCGGTCTCTGTCTTTACCCGGTGATCTGGCAACTTTGTCAAACGTGTTGGAACTAAACGGAAAAGGCAAAATGACGGCGGAAGGTAAAAGACTGATTAATAAATTCTGTGTCCCGCAAACAGGGCAGACAAATAAACACCTGTTTGACGATGGGGACTGGAAACTGTTTATTGAGTATTGTCGTAGAGACGTAGAAGCCGAGATGGAAGTGGCCGACAGGCTGAGTAAGTATCCCATGCTTGAGTTTGAGCAGAAAGTATGGGAAGCGGACCAGCGGATTAATGGCAAAGGGCTGCCGGTTGATGTGCGTCTTGCGGAGAATATCAGAGTTTTAGCTAACGCAAATCGGGAAAAAATTGAAGCGTTAATGGTGAAATTGATAGGCATACGCAATCCCAACAGCCGAAACCAGATTTTAGAGTATTTGAACTTGTCAGATAACGCCCCTGCGGACTTACGGGCGGCAACTGTTAAAAAACTATTGAAAACCGACATACCAAAAGAAATTGAAACCGTGCTGCAATACCGGCAGCAGTTGAGCAAGTCGAGTTTATCCAAATTCGACAGTTTAATTGATACCGCCTGTAAAGATGGACGGATGAGAGGGGCTTTTTTATTTGCAGGAGGTGGAAGGACAAACCGATGGGCCGGACGGGGGTTTCAGCCGCAAAATTTACCGCGGAGCTCCTTATCGGATGAGGGTGTATCCGTTGCTCGTAACCTGGTGAGTCGTGTGAATATAGACCTTATGACCTGTCTTTATGACAACGTAAACGATACACTGTCGAGCCTTATCCGGTCGTGCATTGTAGCGCCGGAAGGCCGGAAGCTGGTCGTAGCAGATTACAGTTCAATTGAGTCAGTAGTAGGCGCGTGGCTTTCCGGGTGCGGGGTTTTACTTGATGATTTCCGAAAAGGGCTTGACGCTTATAAGAGCTTTGCAGTGAAGCTGTATAATATACCCTACGAAACCGTAAGCAAAGCACAGCGTAATTTATGCAAGCCGGCGGTTCTTGGCGCGGCTTACGGGTTGGGCGCAAAGGGGTTGATGAAATACGCGGATGGATTCGGGGTGAAGATGGATCAAAAATCCGCACAAAACCAGATTCGGACTTTCAGGGAAGCGTATAAAGAAATTCCCGAAATGTGGGATAAGCTGATGACCGCGTGTTGTGAAGCTATACGGCAAAAAGGCGAGGTTACGCTCGCGGGTAAGATTGAGGCGTCGTTTGATGGGTTGTTTCTGAAACTGTTGCTGCCATCAAGACGTATTATGTATTATTATCAGCCTAAGATCGAGGAAGGCCGTTACGGACTGGAAATTACTTTTTTGGGGAGAGACGGTAAAACCAGGGTGAATATATATGGGTCGAAGATATACGAAAATGTCGTGCAGGCTATCAGCAGGGATCTACTGGCTAATGGGTTGCTCAGAGTAGAGCATACAGGGCTTGAGATTGTCGGTCATGTGCATGATGAAATCATATGTTTAGCTGAAGCCAATGACAGCACGGCGTTGAACAGGTTGATAGAAGCGATGACTGCTAATCCGGTATGGTGTAAAGACGCGCCGATTAAGGCAGATGGATTCATAAGTGACTATTATAAAAAGGCGTGACAATGCTTGAGAAAACAATAGAGCGGCATCTCGTTATGGCCGTGAAAAAGTTAGGCGGTATTTCCTACAAATTCACCAGTCCCGGTAGAAGGTCCGTGCCGGACAGGATTTGTATACTCCCTGGTGGCACGGTGGTTTTTGTTGAGGTGAAAGCGCCCGGAAAGAAGCCTACCGAGTTGCAGGCCCTGGAGATCAAGAAAATAAGGGGTATGGGCTGCCAGGTTGTAGTGCTAAACTCGATTGCGGCGGTTAAAGAGGTATTTGGTGAATAGGTCTGATCTGCATCATTATCAGGAAACTACGGTGGGTTTTATAGAAAGCAAACCGTCCTGCATGTGTGTCTTGGGTATGGGACTTGGTAAGACGGCAGCGACGTTGACGGCTATACAGGATTTGTTCCAGCAGTGTATGATTACCAGAGTGCTGGTTATAGCGCCTTTACGGGTTGCGGCTCATGTATGGCCGGCTGAGTTAAAGAAGTGGAATATTCAGCTAAGTATGAGCGTGGCCGTGGGGGACGCGGACACCCGGAAACGAGCGGTTTTTGCTCGCACTCAAGTATGTGTCATTAACCGTGAGAATACGTTCTGGCTGGTGGACTTATTGCGTAAAGACTGGTGTTTTGATATGGTGGTGATTGATGAGTCGAGTTCTTTTAAGGCGGCGGCGTCAAAAAGGTTTCGTTCTTTAAAACGAGTTCGGAGCATGATAGACCGTGTGGTATTGTTGACAGGCACGCCCGCGTCCAACTCGTTGCTTGATTTATGGCCGCAGGTGTATCTGATGGACACCGGGGAGCGGCTGGGAAAGACATACACCGGCTACCGATCTACTTTTTTTGAGGCCGACTATTCCGGGTTTAAGTGGGAGCTTCGCCCTGGGGCTGAGAAGCGGATACATGAGTCTGTGGCTGATCTTTTCATATCGATGCGGACAGAAGACTATCTGGAACTGCCAGACAGGATGGAGATAACAACGGACGTGGTGATGGACACTGAGACGCTATTAAAATACAACGAAATGGAAGAAAGAATGTTGCTGGAGTTCGGTGATACCGAAATAACGGCGATCAGTGCAGGGGTGTTATGCGGAAAACTGCAACAGCTTGCCCAGGGGGCTGTATATGATGGTGACAGATGCGTGCATCATTTGCATGATTTTAAACTTGACGCTTTAGAGGAGCTTTTAGAGGCCGCGCAGAACGATAACGTAATGGTGGCTTATACTTATCAGCATGACGTCGCTCGTATTAAAAAGAGGTTCCCTCACGCTGTAGATGTTAAGGAAAAAGACGCTATTGCCTGTTGGAATAAAGGCAAAATCCGGTTACTGATGGCGCACCCGGCCAGTGCGGGGCATGGGTTGAATTTACAGGATGGGGGCCATCGTATTATATGGTTTGGGCTGACCTGGAGCCTGGAATTACGGGATCAGTTGAACGCCCGGTTGCACAGACAAGGGCAGGGGCACCCGGTAACAATACATACGTTAATGATGCGAGACACTATTGACGAGGATATTATGGCAGCTGTGAAGGGTAAAGCTGTCGGTCAGGATCGGTTGATAGACGCGGTGAAATCGCGACTTGCAAAAAAATAGCTTTTTTTGTTTTTAACAGGTCTGGCTGGACCTCCTCAAACTCCCGCCTGCCAGCCAACGGATGCTAATATCCGGCATAGTCCAGGCGGGACCCATAAAGGAGGGAATTATGAATAAATACCAAAGACACATCAGCGCGCTCCGACAGGCGCACCAGAAAGAGACTTTAGGCACCAAGATCATTAACGCCCTGCTTATGGCGCTCATGGTCGCGGTCATGTATGTCGGGACTGTAATACTTTTTAGCCTGGGAGGGACGCCATGAACATCAACTTGTCAGACGAACACGCGCTCATATTGTTACAGCTTGCTAATAGACTACCGGACGGTAACAGATTTATTAATGGTGACGAAACGTACGCCTTAAAATTGTTGGCCATTAAGATTGCCGCCGAGGTTGACAACGATGCTTATAACCCCGACGAGGACGGCGAACACGCGCCCTTGCCTGATCCCGTAACCCCGTCCGACTGCGTGGAGATCGGCGGAAAACTGGAGCAATTATGATGCTCGCCAAACGCCCAAATTTGAATGATCTCAACCCAGGTAATGCTACGGTATTACCTAAAAAAGAGGAAATATCCGATGTCCGGCCAAAATAAAGGCACATGGAAGCACGCTAGCCACACGGACACAGTGGCGCACGCCATGGGCTACCCATCGACTCAGGTATTGATAGGATATCGATATGTATGCCTGGGTGAGTCGGCCCGAAAAATTGGTGAATTAATCGGATTCACGGCTCAGGCTGTTTTATTCCGGCTGAAGGGAATGGGAGTCCGTCGCCGTGGCCGTGGAGGAAAGAATCATATCAAGAAAAGTTAGTAACCGCCGGATAACCGGCAAAACAAAAACAACAAAAAAGGAGAAAAGAAGATGAGTAAATTAGGTGGTATGACTGAGGGCTTTTGCGGACCAGTAAGACTGATTGTTGAAAGTAATTGCGATTGCCCGTATGAAATTGCGATGGCAAGATACGGCAAGCCCACGCAGTTCTCGAAAAGTTTGGGGGACGGTAAATACGTCATGTATGATGGCAAGGGTAGTTTTTCCGGTGATGCAGTGTTTAACACCAACGTCGGGAACGTCGTCACGTTCTCTTGTCCGAAGGCGAAGATGATCCAAATTCTTCCTGTCAACAAAAAGACGACGAACCCCAAAAAGAACGTCATTGAATTTTCAAGCTCAACACGGACAACGATTGTGATTTCATAACAGCATGGGTGCAGTGGACGCCGGTATCAAACCCGGCTCCCTGCCAATCTCAACCGCGCCCCGGCGGATCCCGGGCAACCTAAACAACCATGAAAATTAAAGATAAAAATCTAAAAAAAATGGTGGACGTATCCGACAAGGACTGCTTGAGCCGTCCTTGTTACTGGCCCAGGCAAGACCCTGGAGTTTTCACTCAGGGTCAAGGATACAGATTCCGGTCGAACGACTGGATATGCGGGACACGTGAAATTCACGGATGCCCCTATCAAAAACCAGTGCCCGAAAAGGAGGAATGAATGAGAGAATTAAAATTTAGAGCATTCGATAAAAAATACAAAACGATGTATTATGGAGATATTGAAATGACGTTATCTTATCCACATGAAGATATTGAGATCATGCAATTTACTGGTCTTATCGATAAGGACGGCAGGGGGATTTATGAAGGTGATGTTGTCGAATGGCTTGGGCACGAAGTTCATGCAGGAAAACAGATTCGACCCGAAAGAAAGTTTGTGGTTAAGTGGGATTTCCACGAACTTGCTCGTTTGCAAAATATAGTTGAGAACAGACTTTCTCCTATAGTCATCGGCAACCTTTATGAAAACCCGGATATTGCTGATAAAAATGCCCGGTGAGAAATTAGCAAAAACTCACCGGGCGGCCCTGGCAATCTGCATTGCAGACGGGCAGGGGAATTACTTCACAAACACGCCTGTCTTGTTAAAAAACGCCACGATAATAGCAACCGCCTTTTCGATAGACGGCCAAATCTCAGACGCTTTATCAGACACTGCTGCAATTATTTCCCGGATCATTTCCAGTTTTGCTGCGCCCTGACCGGCTGCGGGTAGCACATCCTCAAGCGCCTTTATTGTTTGGATTAACAGAGGAAGAAGGCTTAAAATTGCTTTGATGATTGTCAAATACTGCATTTGGTTTTCTCCTTTTAAAGTGTTTTCGCCACCATTCCCGAAGCTGAATGTCATTAAACGACCAGCTTATAAACCAATCTTTTTTAATCTTCCACATTTGTCCCCACCCTGGCAAACATAGTCGCTCCCTCCACCGGCAGCAATATTGTATCCGCGATAAACGACAACGGCAAATCAAACGCCGCCATAATTTTCATAGGTGTTTTTACCCGGTAGTCGTTGATAATGCACAGGTCGGCGTTCATGCCCTGATAGATATTGATCTCCTCAACCGTGTATTTGCTTCCGGCTTGATGGCTGATTATTGTCCCACAGCCGGTAAGAATAAGAAGCGTAAAGATTGCTATGGTTTTCATTTCAGCACCCCTTCAAAAACTCTTTTACTTTGTCGATCATGGTTTGGTTGAACACCCACAACGGTTTTTTTGCGATTGTAATCACTATGTCATGCCCGGCGATCCCGTAAACACCCTCGAACCCGGCACCGGAGAAATTATATCCGTTCAAAATAATACCATGCTCGTTAAAAAACTGCTTGATCTTTGCGGTTGCTGCATCCAGGTCATTAACTGTCACTCTGAACTGGAAAGATTTTTGTGCCCCAAACATTACTTCACCTCCGAGCAGTCTTTTTTAGGTTGCTCAATTCGCTTTTGAACTGCCTTGCCCGTGATGAGAATCATCATAATACCTACAACCGATTCGGGAAGTGGTTGCAGACACTTGTTAATAAACGAGCAAAAGCACCACATGAGCAAGATGCCGATAGCCCATAGAATAACAATAAGGCGCATGGAAGAAAAATCGCCGGATTCGTCTTGAAGAAATTGCAAGAAATTAAGATTCATACCGCGCCTCCCATTGTAATATCGTCAGTTCCTACCCAGATGTTATTTTTGTCAATCTGCACGGCTTTGTGACTATCAATGCAAGCCTGGCAGATATAATCACCCATAAAATCCCATGCGCCTTGCTTTTTGCATATGTCACATTTCTCGTTTTCGTCAAACTCAACTTCTCGGCTCATCCCGCATCCTCATCTATGTTAGAGTTGTTTGTTGCCGTGTCGGGTATGCATGGATTACAGAAACAACGCGGCTCATGATACGCTATATTAGAAACGAAGAAAAGACAGTGCGGGCAAACACCCGAGCCACCTAACTTTATATTTTTGTCAATTGCGCCTCTTTTGCCTTTGCTGAAATCGTATTCTTTTTTCATATCCAGAACTCCGACTCGCCTTTACCCCTGGTTGCTCTTTTATACACCAAAATCGGTAAATCCGCGAACAGGATTCTTGTCCCAACGGCAAGCAGTATCCCGACCACACTGGCCCCCATGAAAATACATCTAAGCATTTGTGCCCCTGCGCATTCGTCGGCTGGCGTATATGTTTTCATTCACAAATCCAAACAGCTATGGTTTTGAAATATTCAAACTTCTTTTTTAAAATCGGGGCGCACAAAATAACCTTTCCGTCCCTGACCAAAAAACCAGCACAAAGATATTTTATTGTAACCTGATATAATCCATCTTTCAAATCAACCCCCCGATCATCGCAACAAGATTCATCCCACGCTCACCCACCTGCAAATACCAATGACTGTTAATCATCGCCGCTTTTACCGCTTTCCAGTCTAATTTTTTTGCCGCTGCGATCATATTTTTGAAGCCCCGGAATCCTTGCGACCCCAAGTTCAACCGCATATCAACAAACACAAACTGCGCCGACTCCGGGAAAAGAAAAAACTGATTTTTGAAAATCTTATCCAAATCTTCAAAACATTCTTCAATGTCGTTTTCAAGCAAGTATTCCGCTTCTTCTTCCGTGACGCCTTTATTTTCAATGTTTCGGCCATAACCTATCGTCAGTTTGCCCGCCGGACATTTGTATGCCGTTGCCTTGAATCCTTCATGCTGTTTAAGTTGTGATTTCAGAGTATCCAGATTCATATCTTCACCCTTGAAATCAAATACATAACGATAAATCCAAAGGCGGACCCGGCAAAGCCCCACAACCCAACCTTAACTTTCATTACAGCCATCTCGACAATCAGATCAGTCATCTTCTCGCTCAGTTCTTTGTTACATTTTTTAGCCTCAATTAACTCGTTCAGGACGTATTTTGACCAGGCGTGCCATGTGTCATCCTCAGCCTGCTGGTTGGTCTTCAATGCGTTCACTCCACCGCCCTCCGTTTGGAAAATTTTCATCAGCCGGAATTGTGGCAGCAAGTGAGCGTGTCCACACCGGGAAAAATGCCGAATGGTTCTTGCCCGCCGGAATACAGAATGCCATCCCGGGATACAAGATCACTTTTTCATCGTCCATGAAATCAAGATGGATCTCGCCTTCAACGCATAAAACGTATTCATTCCCTGCGTGACTGTGACATTCAAAAAAAGTATCCGCCGCTTGCTCGCAAAGAGCCACGCCGATGTCTTTTTCTTTGTGCAATCCATAAGCCACGCACTCCCCACGAGCAACGTCAACTGATACGATTCTGTCCCCGTTCCCGGCCCACCGCTGAGACCAAGACGGCAATGATTCCGTCAGCCGACGAAGCTCATCAAGCGGCTCAAAGTCAATATTACAGGCTTGCGGATTGTTCTTCTCAACGTATTTTCTGATGATCTTTTCAAGCATTTCTACCTCGGTATCGTTGAATCAATGAACTCATCCAGCGTGACCAGCTTGTCAACCGTTGCAAGCTCTTGATGGGATGGCCGCCAACAAACCCCGTCAAATTTCCACCACTCAACGATGTCGCCGGCCTTGTCAATGGTAACTACCTGAGCATGGGGTGACATTACGATGCCCGTTCTGGCTTGCGTGTCAAACCACTGAGCTTCCCGCATCTGGCCCATGCCGCAAGCAATACGGGGTTCCTGGCCGGTAGCCTGTTTGATCGTATAAGCACCCATAACAGACCAATGCTTGCAATCTGGCCGGATGTCGCCGTCATGGATACATCCGACGGCAAACAATAAAGCAATTAAGATTAACTTTTTCATTCATCCACCTCAAATGTGTTTTTATATTGTTCAATCATCTTTTTTTCTATTTTATTCTTTAATTTCATCTCGGTTGCCTCATAGAGCAAAAAGCTATGCAACGTAGCGTCGGAATTATTGATAAAATGTAAGGCTTCTTCCAATGAACCAAACACTAAAAATTGTCGGGGTTCGGAGTAAAAAGAGAAAATATTCTCATCCTCACCAGCCGAGATTATCTCGCCCCCATTAAAAGATACACCTTTAAAATATCCAACAATAAAGACGAAACAGATTAGAAATTTTAATAGGTGTTTCATTTCGGTTCCTCTTGCGGTTCTGATTTCGCAACATCAATACCCAGTTTGTCCGCCTCTGAAATCATCTTGTTTACCTTCGCAAGCTCAACCTGAGCAGCGGCAATAGACTGTTCAATGGCTTTTTTCTGAGACAGCAAATACTCGTACTTGAACTCAACCTTTCGGGTTTCGTTTACCACCGTCTCAACTTTGAGTGTGTTGTCGTCGGCCTTTAGATATATATCCGCACCAAAAGCCAGTGTTGAGATTGCCAGAATTGCCAGTGTTAAGATTACTTTTTTCATGTTCTTGTTCTCCTTATAATGATGTTTGATATGCCGTTACGACCCACATAGTTCCTGTCCAAAAAAGTGTTGCGGATTCTCCAACCTTGTCAAAAGTCAGTGCAGGCGCATTCGTAGCTGTCGTATCCGCATAGTTGATTATAAACGTATCATCCGCATCAATATCCGCCGACGCAATCAGTATCAACTCCTGTCCCGCAATAGTTCCATTTTGCAAGTCAATCGTGTCACTGTCGCTGTCATTGTCGCCATCAAGCAGGACGGTTCGGGCGATCAGTGGATCAGTCAAATTCGCCTCGGTTGTAAACTCAAACGTCATCGTCCCTTCAAGCGCAACCCGTTGCCTTGTTGCTGTCGGCGTGAAAAACAACTCATGCGTAGTCGTGCCAAACTCAAACGCCCCTTGTTCTGCGATGGTATTCAGGACGCCTGGTGTAAATTTCAGAGGTGCCGTGCTGGATGTGGCGGTTCCGGCTTCCGTATGGATATATGCTGTAGGCGTGACTGTCCCACCGCATCCGATTTTACCAGTATTGGTGACTTTGAATTTAGAAGCACCCCCGACTTTGGCATCAATTAATAGCTGCGCCCCGCTTCCGACCGCTGTTTCAGTGCGATTGATAAGCAAGTCTGTATTCGAGGCCGTGCCTGATGCTTGGTTGTAGGTAGGCGAAACTTTAAGTGTTAAATTAGTTCCAGAAGTTTCGATGTTAAAGTTTCCTATATCTATTGGGCTATTAACAGTCCCCGGGAGAAGTATACTACTCCAGTTGCCGGATTGTCCAGCGATCTGTCCTGCAAAGTTTAGACTATATGTTCCCACCCCGAATCCGTATGCCGATGCAACCCGTCCAGTTCCGCTAACCGAGAACTTACTCGTTCCGGCAATCTGAGCGTCAATCAGATTCCCGCTTGCCTTAACCGCAGGATTAATTAATAAATCCGTTGCCGCTGTTGAGTCGGCATTAACAATGGATACGGGTGAAGTTATCGGAGACTGCGCTTTTAAGTTGCCGGTGATTGTGACATCTCCAGTTGCGTCAGTTAAAGCCTTAATTGATATAGAGTTAATGACGAACCGAGAACCATCGGTAGGTGTGATAATCAGCTTGCCGGTGGTCGCTGCTGTAATGTATTGTGTGATACTTTCTGTAACAGCGTCCGTTAAAATTATTCCAGCAACCCCGCCCAACGTCCACGCAAACGACCCTGCGGTAAAAGCGGAGGTGGTGATGGTGACAAGATATGTTGTGCCAGCAACTATGGTAGTTGCCGCAGTCGGCGTGATTGTATCAGTTCCTGCACCAGCTTTCTCAATCGTCCCCGCCAATGGAGATGTATAAGTTCCTGCAAAAGTCCAATTAACACCTGATGCACCTGTAAGTGCAGGAGCGAGTTCAGCCCCCAGAGTAGCATTAACCGTCACGTTCTTCCCCGCTGCCGTAGTGCCGACGGTCACATTATCGTTAATCGTATCAGGAAACCCGTTGTCGTTCGTGTCGGACAAGTGCCTGTAATCATAAGTTCGGTTCTGTGACTCCGCGTGAGTCGTGTCAGCGTCATAGTTGCCTGATGTGTAATCTTCGTCAACAACTTCGATTTCGTTTGTCGCCGATGTGTCAGGCAATGTTTGCCAAGTCTTATCGCCCCTGAAATAAGTAGTAACCGCCCCCGTTGCAAAAGACGGTTCATATACCCCCGCGCCTATTATCGTCTGGATTTCGCCACTGGTGTCAACTGTGGGATCGACTTCGGTTACACTTATTGTCACGGTGTCCGTGGTTGAATTGCCCGTAACAGTAACGGGCGTTGTCCCGGTAATAACCAGCGTATCCGTTACCGAATCCGCGACTGGATCAGTCCCGCTTGAGCAATCCATAGTCTTGAATATAAATGCGCCGGTAAGTGGATCAACCAGCGAGGCCCCTGCAAGCGCGTCGTCACTGACCGTCATTTGAAACGTCCCGATAATTCGCCCATTGGTATATGTCGCATCATAGGCAATTAGCTCAGCCGCCGAGTCCGTCCCGGCGGTCCATGCCACCGATCCCAGGTCAACAATAATCATGCCTTCGTCCGCGATTGTCGTTTCCACGGTCCCGAACTCAAAACAAAGATCGCAAGTCGTTGAGTCCATATATTCACTATTAAACAGCACTCTGACCTCCGTAAAAGCCTCAATCTCGGATTCGGTAAGGATATCCCCTTCATATGACAATTTCAGCTTATACGGGCAATTCCGGCCCTTGTAAACGGTCATTGTATCAACCGCCGGGTCATAAAGCACAACGTCCGCATGAGCGGACGCCGATAAAATCAAGACAAATAATATTAGGAATAATAACCGTTTCATTTTTTAACCCCTCATAGTTTTACACATTCGATTCTTATCGCGTAATCCGGCTGATACGTTACATTCGTAACTAAAAATTTATCAGTGGTTTCGACTTCATCGGCCAAAAGATCGTTTAAGTCGGTATCGGAAACGTCAAACGCTATGACATCCCCTACCTTTCTATTGATATTATTCGTCAATCCGCCGATATATTCAACAATTAATCTCGGATATTTTGTATCGCTCAAAAGCCAGTCCGCCACCGCCTGCGCCTGGACCACCCCCGGAATATATGCGAGGCTGATATTATTTTTCAGCGTGCCGTAAATCGAATCAGAGCTTGGAGACGCGCCATCTATGGCCTTCACAGAGTTGCGATTATTCAAGGCATCCTCATGGCCCCACCAATAGAAATCAAAACGGCCTATCAATTGATTATAGATGTATTGCTTATCTGTATATTTCACCCATGCCTGGCCCTGGTCGATGTCCAGAGCGGTCACGGTATAGCCCGCTGTATATGTCCCCGTCATATATTTCAGATAATGTTTGTTAAGCCAAAAATATTGAATCGATTGTGATTGAGTCGCAATTCGCCAAAGCAGCTCTGGTATATTCGGCGGTTGCAGGATGGGGAAAGCCAAAATGTATTCCGGTGAACCGGCATATAATGCCCCTGCCGCCGTGTATGACGTATCGTCGCAAATGTCGGTTTCGCCGCATAGCGTTTCAAGTATATGCTCGCAAATCTCGTCTGCATGTTCTTTTAAAACAAGGGGGCTGCTATCAGTATAAACTCCATCAACATCCGCAGATACCGTGCCTACGCCAAGTTCTGTCAGTTTTGGACTATAAAGAAGCCCTATACTCGCTCCGTCCACTACAGCCCCTGACAAATAATAGGTGCGCTTGATTTCGTATATTTTTAAATATCCACCAGTTTGAAAAGCGAACCCTACTACGATATCATTATACCCAGCCCCACCCGGTTCCACCGATTCAAAATCAACAACAACTCTGGTAACTTTGCCGCCGGTATGTTGATTGTCAAATTCACGAACCCATGAAGCAGCCGCTAAATCGTCATTTAGGTTGTAATGCGTGCCAACCCACACAACAAAATCATTTTCATATGACGTTTTCCCGGAGCCCTCTAGTGTTATTGTGATCGTTTGTTTGATGGATGTTTGAGAAAACGGAGTAAACGCTTCAAATTTAACACAATACAATTTCCCCGATCCACCAGTCCAAGAAAATTCCGTATAGGCGCCGAGGTCATGCGCTGAATGCAAATCAGAATCAAAGCATGTATCCTCATCACCATCATATGCTAACATAAGTCCAGCACTGGACGGAGCGCACGCAGTCGGGACAACATCGTAATTATCACTTTGTCCCATTCCACGAACGAAAAGACCAACAAGATCCTTACTCCTTGATAATGATATAACTGCTTTCCCCGTATACGTTCCGTGTTCGTCCCCTGTTTGGCCAGTGTAAAGAGTTAAATCAGAATGATCCAGAGGAATCGCCCGCTCGCCTATATACACTCCTAAAAATTCTTTTATTGGATGAGAAATGGCGAATATGTGTTCATTCGCCGTAAACCTGACAATTTCGCCAGCAAAATGTTCAATAGGATTACTGCCTCTATTTATAATATCTAACAATATCGCGCCATCTAATCCACCTGCATATACCTTTTCATATTCGATACTCTCGCCACCAATGTCCATATATCCAGTTTCTGCCCGTGGCCATTCGCCAACCCCAATATTTCCGGTGAAGGAAGCATCAAACCCTTTATTTAATGTTGTGACTGTTTCCGTCCCAATGCTGAGAAACGGAATCCGTTTTGGTGATCCGTAAACAACAGGAAGCATTTTGCTAATAGCATCGACGCCAGCCGCCGGAAATGTTTCAAGCTCGACTATTTCATGCGTGAATTTCTTGCTTAGTTCCCCATCCTTGCCGACACATTGAATAGTGACTTCATCATGACCTATATTGATTACGTTGCTAATTATGCCTTTAAAAATTTCAGTCGTTTCCTGAGTGATCTTGACAGAGCTAAAAATCAAATTCGGTATCTTTGAAAATTTGGCATACCCGCCAACCGTGATATTGTTTTGAACTATAAAATCACAATGCGCCGGAGTTGACTTGTAATCAATGGGATTGAGCGCCGTTGACACAATGGGCGACCATGACAGGATAATATCAGTATATCCAGCGGTCTCGAAATCGCTGATCTGGATTGACCCGGCGATAATAACTTTACGGCGTTGCTGTTCGGCCATTACGTCAGCACCTCTATTACTTCAATGTCTACCGTTTTGTCCCCCACTTCATCAGTTCTTCGCGCGGGCGGCGCCGTGAACCTGGCAGTAAATGAATCCGCATTATGGTCTACGAAAGTGAATGTTTTTGAGTATCCATCCAGGTCAGTAATTAATGAATCAAAATCCGCTTCCTCAGCGGGGGAAGCGCCGGTTGTATTGAACCAAATTTGATAAGCCCGCACCCTGACAGAATCGCCGATCTTTACCGCGCGCTCTTTGCCACCGGATGCCGTGCGTTTCCACTTTACGTTATCAACCTCTTTTTCAACTGGTTCCGGGTTTTTGAGTGTCCGATAGGTATGCCCATTGATTTGTATATTGCTTGACATTACATCATCCCAAAACGTGCTTTGCGCTGGTTGATTGTATCGACTATCTCATTTGCAAGGTCCTGCTGAGACATGAACGGCCGCGTGCCTATGCCAGTATTGATGGTTATACTGTATGACTCATTGCGCTTTGTGCTGTAGTCGTTAGACACTGAATTGCGATATTCGTTCGACTGTTGCGGACTCAATACAATCTCCCCTCGATGGCCAGAAAACATGCCGGTATATGGCAGGCCTAATAATCCCGTGCCTTCCGCATATTCAGGAAACGCACCGCCGCTTTCCTCAAACTGCCTGCGCTCACGCATAGACATTCCGCTAGCCGTTAATAACTGCGGACCCGCACCGCCGCCGCCTGGCCGGTAATAATTGCCTTTTGTGTCTTTATAGTATCCGGTGTCTTGGTCGTATAATAAATCAGACTTCGTGCCTTCATTTTTACCCAGGTTTTTGTCGAGGCTATATGGATCACTTTGCGACTTAACAATCTTGCCGTCGTGCCTGAATAATTCAAGCCCGCGATCAAGGGCGTTGCGTTCAGACTCAAGCAAATCTTCCCAGGCGACTTGAACCCCGTTGATTTCGACAACTATCTGCTTTATATCTTCTGTGAGTTCCTGAACATCTGCCCGCGCAGTATCTGTTTTGATTTCAATCTCCGTCGGGCTAACAATATCAAGGGCCGCCTTAAGCTCCTTAATTCTGTTTTCTGTTTCCTTGATTTGTGCTTGACTGTCTTTTGTTTCAAGCCCTAAAATAACCCTTTCAGCAAATTCTTTTTTTATCTCAAGCAAATACAATTCCAACTCTTTCAGCTCTTGTTTGGCATCGTTTATGTTGACTTTAGGCTTGATCTCTTCGTCGTTAAGATACCCTATCAACTCTTTCATGTTTTTGATTTCGGCTTCTGCGTCTTTAATTGCAGCGTTCGTTTCCGTTACATCCACATTAAGGTATACTTTTTCAGCCGCCGATTGCTTTAATGTTTCCAACCACTCTTCAGCTTCACCTAATTTTTCCCTAAGCTCTGTAATATCGATTTTCGGCTCCATTAATATGGGATTTGCTTCAAGAACACCCTCAACCGTTTTCAACGCCTCTTTCGCCTCGGCCTCCGCCCGCATTTTGTCAAGCGTGACCCTTAATTTTAACTCACCCTTTTTTTCAAAAACATCTATAATGTTTTTAAGTTCTTGCTCAGTTGCAAAAAGCGCGTCCTTCCATTCAATAGCACCACCCGCAGCCAAGCCAATGGCCGCACTTATTAATTTTATATCAGAGACGCCATCTTTTGCAAAAGTCGATAATATGGTAGCAACCTCCCCTATCGCCGGAGCGAGTTCACCCAAAAATGAGGTAGCAGCGGCACCAACAACTTTTTTAAGATTGTCGATCTTGTCGCCCGCTGCCTCAAGCGATCTAAGCTGCTCATCTGGTATTGATATGTCTAATTCTTTATAAGCCGCTTCAAGCTCTTTGACGTTGTTTATCATATTTATCATTGCAGGCCCAGCGGCTTTGCCAAACGCATCTACAGACAGAGCGAGTTTTTTGTTATGATCATCAACGTCGCCAAGATACTTGATATAAATATCAAGCGCATCGGATGTGCTTTTTGCGCTTTTCAATTGCGATAAAAGTGCGGTATCGACCTTTTCTAAAGAGTTGTATAACGTCCCTGAATTGGTTTTAATGTCGCCCAAATTTACGGAAAACTTTGTCAGCCCTGCGTTTAATTGCTCGGTTGATAAGCCTGTCTGACCCGCCATATAGTCATATTTTTGTAGTGCATCCGTTGATATTCCTATCTTATCAGCCGTGTCAACAAGCTGCCCTGCGGCCTCAAATTGGGCTTTTACAAACGCTCCGATACCATAAGCTCCGGCGGTCGCAAGCGCTATTTTGCCAAACGAAAACAAATCATCTGACAGGCTTTTCGTTGCTTTTGCGGTTTCCTTTGTCGCCTGTTCCTGCTTCGCCATCGCGATATTCATTTGGGAAGTTTGGCTTTTCACAGAGTTGGCTATCTCGCCCATCTGAGCCTTAAACTCTTCCATGTTCGTTGAGAATCGCGCCTCTAAATCTGCTATGACGTCTTTACTCATCGCTTGCCTTTTTTGACTTTTTTACCCGGACCAAACAGGGTTGTTAAGTTCGCAATCGTTTTCTGCTTCCGTTTTTTCTTTTGTTCTTTTTCCGGTAATGCTGCCAGCGGGTCCCTGGCCATTTCGTTTGTCAACTGAATATATGCGATATAGTCAATTAAATCCTGTGATGTAAACTCTCGCCTGATCTGCTTTTCGGTTTTGCCCAGTAAGAGACCTATTTTAATGATCCACACCCTTACCGGGCTTAACCGAAATTTTCTTTAGCAGCCTTTATTTTATCAGTAGTCGGCGCCGGGTTTGCTTCATCCACCAAGCGCTTGAGTTCTCGGAAATAATTCTCAGACTTTTTTTTAAGCTGATTAACTTCCTCTTGCATGAACATGGCGGACCCGTCTGGATTGACGATACATTTTTCAATCATCAACCCCCATAACCCCGATATTCTGACGCCTTCATCTTTTGCTTTTGTGGCCTCAAAATAATCCGCCACCGCTTCCCGATCCTCAATTGATATGCGTTTCACCCACACATCGCCACCCAGGATTTCAGACGGCAACTTCACCATATCAGGCAGTTCAAGGATTTCCTTAGCTGACAATATCGGCATACATCACCTTTTTATTTTAGGATTCAGTTACATCCGTTGTCAGAACAAAAGTCACATCCTGTGTCGCATCGGTGTCGACCGCGCCGCCTGGCGTTGAAATGTCAAACACGCGCGCGGAGAACGACCATTCTGTGGCCGGCGAATCAGAGCCTACCACCTTGAAATTTCTCACCGCCTCGCTCGCCTGGATCGTCTTGAGCGCCATTTGCTGTGTGTCGTTGTCGTAATACATCAGCGTTAGTGTAAACTCTTCAGCCTGCGCAAGCCCCGGATAAAGAACTTGCCGGGTGCTGGTAACTTCCGTTCTGTTTCGTCTTGATTTGCTTATCTTAATTTTTGGGATGTCCTTGACCCCGGCGATAGCTGTGAATACTTCAGGGCTCGCAGCATCCCCCATTTCCAATGACATTCCCTCGACTTCCATAATTGCCATTATCGTTTCTCCTTTTTTATGTTGTTGCTTCCAAGTAAACTAATAAAAAATCCATTGACCGTATAAAGAAATCGACTTCAGGATCGTAAACGTCTCTATCGCCGATCAACGAAACCGATTGAACTGTATTTGTTCCCATCAAACCAATCCAGCCGTCAAGCGCTATCCTTAGAGCTTCCCCCAAGTTCTTCGCCCCATCCGGCGTTTCGGCTATACAATCGAATTGATACCGTGAGCGGACTTTGCCTTGCACGCACACGGCCCCGCGTGCTTCATGCTGCCTGGACCCGCTCACCTTTTGAAACACAATACATGGCAGGGTCGGGTCTTGCGGGAACATAATCGGATATATGCGAGTTGACACCAGAGTCGTGACCGCTGTTTTTGTCTGCAAATATGCGTATATCCCCTCTTCGATTGCCATTATGAACCCAACTTTTTCTTAAATGTTTTTGATAGCGTGTTGTATTCCTGTGACATCTGCTTTGTCACCCGGCCCATCTTTGATAGCATAAACATTGAATAAACATTTCTTGCCATCTCCTTGCCTTCGTCAATCGCCGGTCTGAAAAATGCGTTTTTCTTTATGCCGCCAGTATGGGTGATCGTTCGCCATCCAACAGTTACGAGTGCTGGGCGCGCATATCGCGTATATCGTATTTTGTCCCGGTCTGTTTTTATCCCCATCGCTTTCCGGTATTTAACGGTGCCGTATTCAAAGAAATGCGCATGATATGCTGGCGCGGACATAAACAAACGATACGCATGATCCAACCCTTTGAATTTTTTAACCGTCACCCCCGCCAGAAGGTTCCCGGTAAACGATTTATATTTTGATTCAATATTTTCTTTAACCAGTTTCGCAAACACCTCCATGACGGTTTTTTTTGTTGCTTCGTTCACTATTTCTTTTTGTAATCGCGCCGGGAACGCCTTCAACAATTCGGCAAACTCAACTCCGCCATATATTTGCGACTTCTCGAATCTCATGTGTTATACCCATGATCCTGTTTCACCGCCGTTATCTCGTGACCTTCCCGCCTGCCAAGCTCTTTTATGCTTTTAATGTCGTAATACTCGTTGTTGTATTTCACCCGGTGTTTTTGCGTAAGTCCGTTAAGATAATAAATCTTAAACACAGTTGCCGTTTCTGCCACCGCGCCCCGGTTGAAAAACTCACGACTTCCTGAGTCTATTTTCTCCGCCCAAACGCTTGCAAACGTGGACCATGTTTTCGTCACCTGGCCTGAGCTTGACCTCGTTTCCGTGACCTTTTCAATCGTTATTTTACGGTCCATCCGCCCTGGGTTCATAAATACACCCGATAATTATAAAGCAATTGTTTGTATGTCCAGGGCACATCCGCCACCGTGCCACCGTATTGTATCGGGCTTCTGGCCTGGTAAAAATGGTTAATTAATAAAAGCATGGCCTGTTTGAGCGCCGCCGGAACATCTTCCGCCGTCGCTCCGTATCCGCATATGAATTGAATCTCAATAGGCAGGTTTGGATACAATGTCGCACTGGGCCATGATTCATTATAATCAAGTGACACCCTGCCCGGCTCTCTATCGGTGTCAACGATATATTCAGCGCTCGCCCATGTGGTTTGCGTGCCGGTAGTTCCTTTATATTTTACGTGAGTCACGGACTGAAGTTTAGGTAGTGGCAATTTGAAAAAATCGTCACTTGGCCAATCGGAATAGAACGCTTTCCATGTCTGCGTGATAATCGCCCGACCTGTTAAATCTTCCGTGACTTCCCGCGCCATTTGAATTAATGACTCAATGTAATCGTTATCGTCGTTGCCTGTGACCCTCAAATGCGCTTTGGCCTGGTTTAATGTGACCGGTTCTATCGTGGGTGCCGTGACTATGGTTTTAGCTGTGTGAATCATAATACGTCCTCTATGCGCGCGCGCGGGAAGCATTTTAGAGCAGACTCAATACTGCAATTCGTGACTTCAATTCCGTGGTATTTCAAGACAGGTGCGACTTGGTTATAGTTCGCTAAAAACGATTTGACCGGCTCAGCGTTGCTAAGCGGTTTGGGATGATCTGGATGCCAATGTTTTTTATTTTGCGTGTGTTGCATATCATACCCTATTAAAATCAACCTTGTGCATCCGAAATGTATTGCTAAATTTATTGCCTGGTATCCGCTGTTTTGCCCGGTTCGGATCCCCGGCCATTCAAAATCAATGCCGTAAATCCCTGTTTGCTTCAGCTTGCAAACTTCATTGCTTCCATATTCCAAACTATACTTCGCGCCGCCGTAATCCGGCTTGTAATGATTCCACCATTTTTTATCACAGGCATAAAGCGCGTCGGCCTGCGGGCAAATCTGATAGCCGTTGTTGATTGCCATGATGTAGCATCCTGACCGTATCGCATAATCTATTTGCTCCTGACTCAGTGACGGCCCGCCGCCGATTAACACGCAAGGCTTGTCTGCCCAATTCAGTTTCATATGGCCCGCGCTGCCTGCCTCCCGCGCCGCTTATACGGCTTCATGGCGTTTTCAGGCTCTTCTTTTACAGCGTATTCGATTTTTTCAATTTCATGCTCTACTATGTCAGCAACTACTCCTGCGTCTCGCAACATTTTCACATCGTATTCATCGACCGTAATGTAAGCCCCTTCCCGATAGGTGCGATTATTCCAGTATATTTCTTTCAAGCAAACGCCACGATAAAATGTTGTCATATCGTCCCCCGCTTCTGGAACAAAATATCATCGCCCAGGTTGCTCCACATCTTGCGTATTTCGCTGATGACTTGCTCGCCGCCCTTGTATTGTGCAATCGCGGATTCGGCTTCAATTTTTTGTTGTTCAAGTTTCATCCGTTTCAGCTTGATGTCAACGCGCATTTTCTCCATTTTCTCGGCCCATGTATCTTGCAGTTTTTCTTCAAATCCATACAGGAACCGCGTCTTGAGCAAATCCGCTTGAGCGGGAACTAAGAATTTTATACCCATGCCCGCCGCCACGCCCGCCCAGAACTCACATGATGGCCGTTGAGCCTCGTATTCTGTGCCCATTGACATATCCACACCCCAAACTTGAATCTCTTTGAAGCCCAAATAAATGGCCAATGCAATCTCGTATGAAATCGTATTGGTCAGATACCGACAAAGGGAAATGTCGAAACCCTTCTGGCTGAAAAACTCGACTATCTCATTGAGTGGATACGGAATCGACAAGGGGATGAGGTTAAGCCAATGTTTTTGCATGTAAACTGTGCAATTCATCTTCCCCAGGCCCTGCATATATTCCGCCACCGGCTGGCCTCGGAAATCAAACGACCCCCGCCGGATAAGTCTTTGCTGTCCGTCATGCCAAATGTTATGAATCTCAAACCACCGATCGAAATGCGCCCCCTTAAGCGGCACCGCATAGAGGTTGTTCACCCCCCAAAATTCCGCATCCTTGTCGCCCCACGGAACCACATCTTTGGTCGTTGCGCATCCGACAATATACACCCTGTCTTTTTCCTTAACCGGATATTTCAACTCCAAATCTTCGATCTTTCCGGTATCAAATTTGACTGGGATGGTCTTTGACTCATAATTCATAAGGCACATTCCTTTCATAGTTATTGGAGGGGGATCTCTCCCCCTCCGGTTAAAAGTTATTTTGATGTTGACTGATTGAGTGACACGCTGACGGTAACGGCCTTTACAGGCGCATTATCCGGCTCTTTTATAACGGTAATCGTGTATGGGTTCGTATGCTCAGTTGACTTAATTCCGAGCGCTACATAGCGATACCTATCACCCAGATATTGAGCGTCAATCCCAATATGAGCTTGAAACACCCCGCCGACGCCGACCTGAGAAGCATTTGCCGCCGTGTTACTGAGCGTCAAAATATCCGTGCCATCTGGATTTTTTGGTATAATCCTGACCCATGGCACCGCCGCCGCCTCAGTTGCTGCTTCCCATTTCGCCGTAATCGCCGTGGCTGTGTTGTTCACTGTCGAATTAAACCCGGCAACAAACGCCTGACATGCGACTGTCGCATCTGACTGGCTTGCTACCTGATACGCGTGAACCCCACCAGCCGCCGTTGACATCGTGTAAACAGCAGATCCAACGCCAACCTCAAGCGGGACAGCGCTTGTCAATGTCGAAAAGAAAATAAATCCTTGCCGACACTTCATCGCTGAGCCAATCGCAGTTGCGCCGTCCTTTCCAGTCAATGACGTTGCGGAAGATAATGCCGCCGCGCCGCCGCCTGTGCTATCAGTGGCCACCATGGCCCGAATTGTAAACTTCTGATAGTCGGTTGCGCCGAGCGCGCCCGTAGCAGGGCTCTTAACAAGCCCCGATACGAGGAAGTCGATCCGCCGGAAGCCTTGCATGTCGTGGTATTGAGAAAACTTCTCCGTTGTTGATCCGGTTGAAAAAGTGTCAACAATCACCTTATATTTTTCTTGGAATTCATTCATGGCCCCTCCTTATGTCGTTACGTCAACAACAGCACCAGGGAACGCACCGCCAGCAGACGGGAATCTTGCCAAATGAACTGACTTAGCCACCACGCCGGTTGTCTCAGCGATAATAACCCCGATATATTTCGGCGTGTTTGTTGACAGCTTGCTGCCCTGGATGTTGATGCACCCCTGGCAAATCCCACCGAGCGGCCTATAAAGTCCCGCCGCCGACGCGCTCATAGTGATTCCGGTCGCCATGTCATCATCAGGTGATAAGGTTATCACGCCAGAAGATTGAGCATTGGCAATGGCCTCGTAGTGCGGAATCTTATGGACCTTCGTTGCGCCGGTTGCACCGCCGTTAAGCACGGTTTGAACTTCAGTTGCGACCGCCGTCCCGTCTCTTCCCGGCCCGGTTGTTGCGGTATGATAATTCTTTCCGTTGATGGTGATGCTGACATCGGTTGTCAACCCGGAAGTAATTTCAAACAATCCGATGGCCGCGCCCCGGATAACGTTGGCAGTAGCACACCCAAGGCTCAACGTAGCCCCGGAAATCGCGCTGCCCGCCGCTGTGCTTGCAGTGGCCTCAACCACCGTGAACTCAGCGACGTTGTTGGCCTTCGACGCGCTGTAATCCGCAGCCGTAGAACCGACAAGACCGATAGCCCCGGTAGCTGCAAATTGAGCGCCGCACAGGATGGAAAAATCCCCGCCAAAGTGTTTAACCTTGATGGACGTTCCCGCGACCGTGTCTTGGACAATGGTCAACGGAATAATATTTAAATGGTCTGATAGATATTTCATTTATTTAGCCTCCCTTATTAGTTCAGCACGACAAACGGGCTGACGGTTTTTGACGTATCGCCTTCAAGGGCAAGCGCTTCTGTAAGCCACGGGTGCGCGTCCACGTTCCAAACAATCTTGAAAACTACTTTATTGCTGGTGAAATACACATGCTCGCTGGATGCCGCCGCCGGTCCCGAACCGTCCTTGATCAAGTAATATGACAGGTTCACCAGGGACAAGTCGCCCTTCGTTCCGAGCGCCGGAAGTCGATCACAAAAAATAATCGGGAAACCAAAAAGCGTGTTAGGCATAGGTGCCCGTGCCGCTCCGTTTGCATCGCCGCCGCCAAGCCATACAGCATGGGTGCCCGCGTCAGTCATGGCCGCTAAAGCCGGAATTACGGTCTGGCTTGCAAGCCAGATGTAAGACCCGCCCCGACCAAGCAATGCCTGGGCATACATATTATAGACATCGGCAAACGAAATAGCGCCCGTGCCCGCGCGCGTGTAAGAGATAGCAGCCGCGCAATTGATAAATCCGAGCGCCTTATTGACGCCGTTCCCGCGCATAAAGTCGTAATCTTCCTGGCCCACCATCGCCTGCGAAAGCTGACGAGTAACAAAAGCGCCTGCTGCATCCCAGTTGTTGAGCAACTTTTGAGTCACGACGATATAAGCGCTGATCTCTTTTGGCTCAAGAGATACCTCCCTGAGTTTCGCGGTTGTTTCGGTCATAGTCACGCCTTCACCCGTATGAACCACCGTCACGCCACCATACATATTGGAAGCGGCTGTTTGATCCAGCGCCGGGAATGTCAACTTCGCATCAGGCGGAGAACCAGCCGGAATGACAGTTGCGCGTGGCCGAACAATGGCCTCCTGCACTTGAACCTCACGGATGGTTGCGTCAAATTGTTCCGGCAGAGCATACCCGCCGGTAGCCCCGCTGCCCATTGTTTGCTCGCGTTTTTCGCGCAGAGTCGTCAATCGGCTGTCAAGAATGCCTTCAGCTTTTTGCCGGGCAATCGCGTAAAAGAACTCGCCCACATTGCGAAACTCTTTTTCTGGGTCCATATCGCCCTTGTTGTCGGCATGCCCTTGATGCTTTCGCGTCTCCTTTGCGGCCAGTTCCCGCTCGGCCAATTTCCGGCGCCGCTCCAAATCTTCCTCCCTGGCAAGAATGTCTTTATCAAGCTGATCGACTTCCCCATCAAGTTTACGATATTCAGCAATTTCTTCCTCTGTTTTGGGCCTTTTTTCTTCGTCGGCCTTGTCAAGAATCGTCCGCATTTGTGCGAGTTTCTCGACTTTTTTTTGCTTCATTTCGATTATTTTATCCATGTTATTTTTTCCTCCATTATTTTTTTCTTATTAGTTCACGTCTTTCTTGGTTATTGACAAGCCAGTAATCTGGCTGTGATGGTTCTTCGTCTTTTTTTTCTTCTGCCTCAATTTGTTTTTGCCATGCATCATGCGACCGCATGGCGATGTCAGTTCCGTCGTATGCCGGGAATGTTACAGGCGAAACGTCAAACAATCTGACTTTTTTTAGTATTCGCAAATCAGGCTCTTTTTTGTCCCCCCTGACCCATTCCTCTTCCTGCACCTGGAAGGCAAAAGACATCTGATTTATATCGCCACGTTCGATTGACACCGCCAAATCCCGCGCCCATTGTGTGTCCGGCGGCTCAATACTGATCTTCAACCCGACATCATCCTCAGACATTTTTAATGTCCCAACAGTGGACCGACCAAGAACGTAATTTGGATCATGGTTGAACAATGCCCTGACATCATCTTTTTTAATACTGGCCCTAAACGCCCCTGGTTCTATTTTTTCACGCATCCAGCCGCCAATGTCCGTTTCTTGCCCGAAAACAGCAGCATGGCCCTGCATCTTGCGTTCCTCGCAAACAAAATTAAACGTCCTGATTTCCTTCTTCTCCATCGTCTTTCTCCTGTGGTGTTTTTTCGTCCTTCTCTGGGAATGGTGCTGCCGCCGGAGCTGGTGTTTCAGTTCCAGCCTCTTTGTAGTTGAGCGGCTGTAAATAGATTTGTCCTTTCCCATCAGGTAATGGGGACATATCTTCCAGCCCTCGTATATCGTCAACACACATCCAGCCACCCTCGCGCGCGACCCGATACCCATTCATACGAGTTGCAAAGTCGCCACGTAGCAAGCCTTTTAGATTCAGCTTGATGTAATATCCATTCTGCCTGTCCGCTTCAGTCAACAGTGCCCTATTCGCTGATTGCTCAATTCGCACTACGTCCGGCGCAATGGTATGCTGCACGAATGACAACATGAATTGCTCGACGCTTGCGTAAGTGCTGGCTTTATCCGGCTCCTGCAATAGGATCAACGGCATGTGGAACCAGCGCGCAATGTCCCGGACTTGTGCGTTTGTGGTTTCCAGAAATTGAGCATCAGAGTTAGAAATGCCTACCGACTGCCACTCCATGCCCTCCTCAAGAACAAGCGTTGTATGCCGTTTTGTGGTTGCGTATTCATCCATTGATTCGGATAAGTTTTTTCTTGCGACGTCGCCCAGTTGCCCCGGATGCCGCAGCACCGCGCCCGGGACCGCTTTATTTCCAAAGAACGTAGCCGCGAAATCCTGTAGCGACTGGGCCATACCCATAGACTCCCGCGCATATTCGACCGTTGACATCCCGACTAATCCGTCTTTGCTGAATCCCTTGACGTGCCAAATCTCAGCGGCTGAATATATATACTGTTTATGAGTGTCTGGGTGCGTATAACGATACCAAATCCCGTTCCCCACCCGCACAACTTCCATATATGACGGGTTCAACGGCCAAATGCCGACCGTTTGACCGGCCCCGTTGCGCTGTAGAAAATTATACCAGTTACCCCTAAGTTTCAGGTGGCCGATGCCCATTTCACGGGCCTCAAATGAAGTTTGCTCATAATTGAAGTTGTCGTGTAAAATCGGATATAAGTAGTGATCCGATACAACCTCGTTTCCGCCCTGGGGGAGTGTTTTATTGATAGTCATTGGCAGGGATGCGATCGTATGGCTGAACTTTGTCACGCAAGCGTAAACGGTGGATATTTTAAGTGCGGTATCGGCTGTGATTACGGCGCCGGATTTGGAAGCGTATCCTGAAGTCTGTAGCGCGGTATTAATCCACATGTTGGGATCGTTAATGCCGCCGGAGCGCTTCGAAAATAGGGTTTTAATTCGTTTTAGGATTGCCACATTTTTAACACCCTGAATTGTTAGTTATAAATATATGGCAATATTTTAGACGGGGATTTTTAAAATTGATACAGGCAATGAGGGATAAAAAAAGGAATAATGATATATTTTTTGTTGACATTATGATATTATGGTAGTAATTAATTAGTCATTCGAGACTTGACCCAATGAGTCATGACACGACGTGACACGACAAGACTAGATTTGACTTGATAAGTCAAGACTGGACCAGACTCGACGTGACATGACAAGACGCGACAGGACGAGGCAGGACCCGACCAGCCAACGCAAGGCAATTTAACCCAAAAAGGAGAAAGCACCATGAAAAAAGCAATTGCAACAGTAGTTTCAGCATCCCCGTATTCACAAAGCAAATTTTACAGAACAGAAAAACTTGAAAAAGAACGCCCGGACGCCTACGAGGAAAGGACATGGAGGGACCGCCTTCACGTCAACAAGGACGGATATGTTTTCATCCCCCCGATGGCTTTCAAAAACTGTCTCTCAGAAGCCGCCAAGTTCCTCTCAATCCAAATCCCCGGTAAAGGTAAATCCACATATACAAAGCATTTTGAAGCCGGAGTATTAATCACGGAACCACTCGTATTGCCCATCAAAAAGGAAGATGTCCCCGGTGAATGGTTTCACGTTCCGTCAGACGGACGGCGCGGAGGCTCAACCAGGGTTTTGAAGTGTTTCCCGGTCATTCAGGAATGGCAGGGAGACGTCGAAATTTTCATCCTTGACCAAACCATTACAGAATCGGTTTTAAAACATCATTTTCAGGAAGCTGGAAAATTTATCGGTATTGGCCGTTTCCGCCCACGGAATAACGGTTTTTATGGCCGGTTTGATGTTGTTGATATGATTATTGAATAAATTGACGAGACTTGACCCGACACGACACGACAAGACATGACATGACTTGACAACGCAAGGCAATTTAACCAAAGGAGAACAAAATGAACAACACGGTAATAGACATCAACCACCCCCGAAAAAAAACCATCAATGAAAAAAGCATTGAAACCCAAACCCTCATTAAACGACTGTCAGAAATGCAACGAGGCGACACCGTATCCTACAAAGAACTGACCGAACTTATCGGAGCGGATGTCCAAGCAGCCGCTTATTGTTATTGCAAGACCGCCCGTGATCGTTGCTTAAAAGATTTCGGACTTGTATTTGAACCCATTACAAACGTCGGCCTAAAATGTATGACTGAGGAAGAAGTCGCCCTGTCGGGACAATTCGGTATTCAAAAAATCAGGCGCGTAGCCAGACGGGAAAAAAGCAAGCTGCATCACGGTATCGAAAATTTCGATATACTGCCGAATGACGCCAAGATTGCCCACAACACCGCCGCCAGCATCCTCGGCGTGTTTGAATTGATGACCAAACCAAAGGAAATATTAAAAGTTGAGGCTCAAATCATAAAAAATAACGATATGCTACCAGCTAAAAAAGCATTGGAGTTGTTTAAATAATGAAACGAGACATGACGTGACAAGACCTGACCAGACACGACGGGACCGGACGCGACAAGACCGGACAAGACACGACAAGGTTTATAAACATGAAATATAAAATATTAACAATCCGACTGCCAGAGGAAATGTGGCGCAAGCTGAAACTCGCAATCCTTAACGGCCAAATAAAATCAATCCAAAAAGCGGTAATTGACGGGCTGAAAATGCTCATAGACAGGCTCTAACTGGATAATTCAACACCAAAACGCCACGCATCTAATTTTTTCCGCTCCGTGACTGGATGCCCTGCTGGATCATAAATAACCGGCAGGGCCTTTTCTCGTTTATAACGCTGCGCCGTTTTAGCATCCACTTCCAAATGATTAGCAATCGCCTTCCAGCCTATAAGCACGTTCTTCATGTCGTCCTCACAAATACAATGTTTTCCGCGTCAACACCTTCGCGAGCGCGCCTATCCCTGGAGTGCGGACTCATGGTGTTAAATCTGTTATCGGTTGTAAACCCCGCCCCGGTTAAAATGTCGGTTATCGGCCCCTTGCTCTTACTGGACACCTCAACAAGCAGGCTATCAATCAACGGTAGTGTTTTTTTTAAACCCCTAACAACCTCTAATTCCTGCCCGTCAATATCGATTTTCACATGATTTGGCGTTGGAAACGAAAAGGAAAACCATACCAGATCATCAATTGACCGGCATAAGTCGCAGCATGATGCCCCAGGCTCGCACATCTGGCCACCGGTTGACCCAATGGCCGTTGAATCTGAAATAAAGCTCTTCTTGCCTGTTTCAGCCCCCACCATGAGCTTATACGGAATCATTCTGCGCGTGAAATCGTTCAATCTGATATTATCCATCAATCGCGTAAAGTTTCCCTCGTGAGGCTCAAAGGATATTACCAAACAACCCCTAAAAAGTGCCGCGCAATAAAGGCTATAAATACCAATGTTAGCCCCAATATCGAAAAAAATAGAGCCATCCCGGAATGATCTGATATATTCGATGGTTTCCGGCTCTTTTGTCCAAAAAGTATCATATCGCCATTTCTCCATTTTGGTTTCTGTAATCATCTCAAATGGTAGCTTCATTTGGCACTCCCAGGGATACAAGCCCTTTTTCGACTAACATTTCGGCAAATAGCCAATCATCGGGCGTGTTAATGTCCACGCCTTCATAGCCGACTGTAAAAAACGACTGATATATAAAGGCTTCACCGTTAGAATTGCTAAATGGCCTAATCTCTAAACAACCAGCTTGTATAAACAATTCTCTATCAAATGAATTACTTTGTAATAAATGCTTATACCCGCCCTTTTTGTATGATTTCATTAAATCTATGTCTGCAATAGAAACTAATTCCCACATTTTTTCAGGTCTTTCAGTTATTTTTTTAACAGCCTTTAAGCAAATATGTTTCCACCCGCCCGCCGCCCGCTTTATAGTTTCCGCCGTCCGAAATGGGCTTGTCGGCCTTAGAATCATAAAATCATCCGGTTCAATCTTTGTGAACGCGTGATTAATCCATTCCGCATCCGGCGATAAGTCCACCGCATACATCGGCGGCCTGATTATCCACTTTGCCCCGTATTTCTGGGCAATCTCGCCAGTTACACAGGCCTCAGTCGATACATAAATGTCGCTAAATATGCAGGAGTCCTTCGCCGCCTGGATAGTGTATGCAATCAACGGATGCCCGAAAAACGGCTTGATATTCTTGCCTGGAATGCGCTTTGAACCAGCCCTTGCTGGTATTAATCCTACCATGCTGTGTATCCTCCATCGATTAATGAAACTTGCCCGTTAAACCCGTCGCATTCGACCGCGAACCGCAGCGCTGCCTTGCAAGCATCCTTTGAAATCGGTTTCCCGGACGGCACGTTCTTTAGAAACTTACCTAAAAATTCCTGATTCAGCTTGCCGCCGTCATATGGCCCGAATGCAACCCCGCACGCGCGTATGTTATATTTACCATATTGGACCGCTAAGCATTTCATATAGTGCATGAGCGCAGCCTTGCTAAGATTGTAACCGACTGGTTTTTGCCACCCATCGGAATAGTTGCGATAGTCAGCCCCGACGAAGCCCATTATGGACCCGATGCCGACAATAACCCCACCGCCATTTTCTATCATGTCAGGCAAATAAACCTGAACCACATTCGCAGCACCGATTAAATTAACCTGAATGATCCGCTCAAGATTGCCGTGAAAAGACGCATTTGACCCCGGCGGATTGTCGATGGCAGCGTTCAAAACCAAAACATCCGGCGAAAAATGGAACTTATTATCATAAATCTGGTTCATGTCAGAAACATCACACTCAGGCAACCCCAGGCCGTAAACGTCAAACCCAAGCTCAAGCAGCGTTTCCTTCCAAACTGGGCCCAATTGCCCGGTTATCCCTGTGATAACGGCCTTTTTCATACGAAATCCCCCCATGACAACCCGGAATCAGTGGATAAATCAAACAATGTCACCCTGCCTATGATTTTGTCAAACTCGCCCGGTGGAAGTCCGTCAGCCGGCGACTTTATGGTTAAATCGCTCGATTCTATCACCTTTCCCGCCGGAATATGCCTGGCTGCGTGAATTGCCTTGCCGAATTTCTTGATAAAACCGCATTTTTCCTCTGGATAGACGTGACGAATTGAACTGCCAAGTCTAAGCTTTCTTCGTTTCCAATATTCGCAAATATCAGACATTCCTTTTGGCTCTAAAGAAAACCCGTGATCTGTCCCCCGGCTGCCCCGGTTTAATGTAAAATGTGCTTCGATTATTCTTGCACCCACACCTATTGCATCTTTTATTGTATCTTGCCCAGGGGAATGCGAACTGAATCCGATAATGTTATCTGAATACATCGTTCGTAAAGTCTCAATAAAATTCAAATTAAGCTGAAAATCTTCATTAGGATAGACAGAAACGCAATGAAGAATGGCAAAATTGCTGTTTATGGGCCCGATAGTGTCAACCATAGCCTTGATAGCGTCCATAGACGCCCCGCCGACTGAAATTATCACAGGTTGCCCATAGCCGGCGACTTTTTTAACCAGAGGCAGGTTCGTAACGTCGCAACTGGCAATCTTCCATATCGGCATGCCTATTTCATATAAAAAGTCAGCACTGGCCTCCTCAAATGGAGTCGCGAAAAATAAAACACCGTGTTTAATCGCGGTATCCTGCATCCAAACAAATTCCGTCTTGCCGAACCAGTCCAAATGCTGCCTATGCTCACCGTATGTTTTTCCGTAAGAGAACTCGTTATCGTATGGCCTATTCAAAGCCTCTTTGGTAAACATAATAGAGTTGTCTCGCTTCTGAAGTTTTACAGCGTCCACGCCACACTTAGCGGCTTCAATTATCATTTTCTCGCACAGGTCGGGATCTCCACCGTGGTTGCTGCCGATCTCGGCGATTACAAAAACGTTGTCATCTGTAATTACTCTGTCACCAATAGTTAGTTTTCTCATACAGCCCCCTATAAAGTCAGCACACCGCGTTTTTCGTAGATGGACGGTCCCGGCGCCACCGCCATATCCCTTGACTTCAACCCTATCGCCATAGCGCACGCCACCGCCCCATCGATCCTGAATCGCGTCTTGCTTTTATCAAGTTTCCGGTTTCCGGCCGCGTCTGAAATCGCAATCGCATTAGAAAAATTCCAAGTCAAACACGGATTTCCGTCATGGACAAAATTGCGCTCCATAATAGACCCCTCAAGCGCCTCAACTGCCTGCGTCATAGAGCCATAACCTTGACCCCATGACACCATGCGCAGCGCTCCGGCCTTTACCTTGTCTTTGCTACCGTCAAGATAATATTCAATGCCAATCTTCCCCATGGCCGCCATAAGGTCATCAATGCGCCACCTGTCAAAAGCAAGCCCGACAACCTTGTAATCCTTGATTATTTTCGCCAATCTTTCCGCCACCCAATCGTATTGTATCGCCCGGCCCGGAGTCGTCTCAATAAATCCTTGATTCACCCACACCCGATAGGGCACCCGGTCCCGTCGCTCGTCATCCTCAATGGTTTCCTTTGGCTTCCAGAACCATGCCTTAACTTTTTCGTTTTGGCCGGCGGACACAGCCACCAATGCCGTTAAGTCCGTTTTGCCTGACAAATCCAACCCTAAATATATTTCTGAACCCGGTTTTATTTCCGCATCGCCCCGGCAAGCCTCCCATTCAAGCCTGGGGATCAACGGGCTTTCCGCGTTCACTCTTTGGTTAAGATACAGATTCCTGAAGGACGCCTCAAACGTCGGCATACGCTGTGCCCGCTTTGCGGATGTTTTCATTTCCGATAAGGACCGAAAATCACCAAGTGCCGGGTTTGCAAGTTTCCATAATTTCAAATCTGTGAAAACTTCGTCAGCGTCGTCGGGCGTTGCATATAAATGACATATGGTTGTCGGGTCATGGCCGGACAACCCATCATCGATTAATTGTGACAGGATGTGTTGCGGATCATTGGATTGTGTTGAGATAACGATAAAAAGCGGTTCAAGCCTGGCCGCCATTGATGTGTCAAGCGCGTCGTAAAGCTCACGGTTCCTGGCCTGTGCGAGTTCGTCATAAATAACCACAGTTGGATTGAGTCCGTATTTGGTGCCCGCCTCTGCGCTGACAGCCCGATAAATGGAACCGTTCTGAAAGCAAATCATGGTTTTTGTTGAATCGACAATCTTGATTATCGCCGCAAGCTCCGGCTCCGCCCGGACAATTTGGGCAGCATACTTGAAAATTAGCGCAGCTTGCTCCCGGTCATTGGCCGCTGAATAAATCTCACCGTTGTTGACGGACTCAGGCCCGACAAGGTGAACCAGCGCAAGAGTGGCGATTAAAACAGACTTACCATTTTTCCGAGCAAGGGATAGAATCGCCCGGCGGACCCGACGGTTTCCAAGGTGATTCACCGGCCCGTAAATATCGTTTATGAATTTCTTTTGGAATGGCCTGAGCTTGAAAGGCTTGCCCTCGCCCTTGCCGGACGGGACTTTCAATTGCTGGATGAATTGGATGATCTTTTTAACTCTATCTGTGTATTTTGCAGACATACCGAGAAAATAGAGGATAATTTGGTATATGTCAACAAAAAGATACACCTTGCATAAAAGTATACACAAAAAATAATTTGAAAATAATGAAAATAATTATTGACAATCATATATTAAGGATATATTATTAAGACAAATAGAAGAGAAAATTAACCCAAAAAGAGGAGACGGAAATGAATCAAGAAATCAAACATGCAAGACAATACGCAGAGGCAATGGGGATCATTGACGGAAATTATCAAATAGTGATCGACAAAACGAACGCCCTGGGTGGAACCTGGAAAGAAATTAAAATGTTTCACCTTACAAAAGAGACCGCTGAAAAAAGAATAGGCTGGTATAAAAACGCAAGAATCGAAAAAATGAATTAACCCAACAACCGCGCCCGGCGGCACCGGGCAATAAAAAAAAGGAGGACGATATGAAAAGACATGAAAATAATGAGTCCGTGTATGTTAGAACACGGACCATAATTGAAATGTGGCCGGAGTCTGAGGGGCGGTTCAGCTATTACGCCTACCCAAACCACGAGACAGGGTTCTCATGCATCAGGTGGCAGATAGAAAACAATTATGGGATTTTTTCCGATGTTGCGGACATCGGGAACGAAAAAGTTGACATGAAACTGCGTAACTGGTGGTTCCGCAGCCCTGGCATGTCGGCTGCGGTTGAGAGAGCTAAAAACCTCGGAAAACCAGCACAATCTGAATTATCTGGAGGTGATTTAATGATTAAAATTCTAAAATGCCTCCGCTGCGGCCACGAGTGGCCCACCAAAGCGGCGGATCGGGTGCGCGTGTGCCCCCGGTGCCACTCACCATACTGGGATAAACCCAGGAAGGCGAAAGCCAACTAAAACACGAAGGGCGCCACTCTGAGCGCCCTTTGACATAATTATGACCACCTGGTCACTTTTTGAATTTTAACACCCCATTAAAAAATCAATCTCTATTTCTGCATGATATATCGGTCCTATCTGTGTCACTCCTGACCGTTTTATTTTTACCTGGAAACCATCAACAAAAACCAGCAGTTTTAAAATATGACCGTTTATCCTTTACCCGGTGATCCTCCGGCGATAGGGGTCCGGGATGCGTGACCCCATGCAGTTTTATTTTAAAATACACAACCTGTTTTTAAAATCAATACATTTAATCATCCACTCTTAGGCTTTTTACCGATCAACCCGTCAAACTTACTCTTCTTCCCCTTCCCAGGATCAACCGCCAATCTCGCCCTGGATACCGCTGTCGCACCCAACTCAGAAGCGAACCTTACCATATCATTCGCCGCTTTGTTACTGATCCCCACCAAGCAATTTTGGATCACGTTGCCGGCTTTGGTTATGTCCACTAACCCCATAAGCTGCCCGCCCTTCGCCACGCGCTTCTGAATCTCTTCCGCAGCCGTGCGCCACCGGGAATAGGCCGAGCAATATGCCGCCAATACACCTTGGTCAAGCGGTGATGTTATACCGGAATACAATAATAATGGGATCATTCTGTCCCACTCCTCCCGCGCGTAAACATCCAGGCAAATCGGCGGATCAGGTATCCCCGGCGGAGGCTCAGGCTCAACCTTCTTTTTCTGGTGCCCCGGATTTCCTGCTAATAATTTCAAATGCGCCGACACAGGCTTCTGTCCACGTTTCATTTTTTTGACCTCCTATATGCTATGATAGGCTTCTAACGCGAGGG